ATGAAAAAACCTGAAATCCGCATCTTTTCTTCTAAAGACTTATCAGATATGTGGTATGTCTACATATATCTTGATGGTAAAATTATAAAAAAAATATATAAAGGTCTTAATAAAGGATCTACTTTTGAAGAAAGAATGATCAGCGCCGAGGCTTTGAAATTATCTTTAGAAAAAGAACTCAACAACGGTTGGAATCCTAAAATAAAAAAACAGAAACCCACTGATATTAATATTTACTCTGCTTTAGAATTTGGTTTAGAAAAGAAAAAGAATAATTTAAGCAGTGGTTCATATGCTGAATATTCAATTTCAGTCAATATATTTAAAAAGTATGGTGTCGAACTTGGTTTTTCTAATTTGGATGTGAAGGAATGCGAAAGGTATCATGTAAAATCAATTTTAGAATTAGCCAGGAAAAAAAGAAATTGGTCTCCAAGGAATAATAATAAAATACTTAGGAATTTAGGTTCCATATTCTCAGAATTAATAGAATGGGATATAATTCACATTTCTCCAACTAAAGATATAAAGCCATTAAAAGAAACTAATGTTGGAAAGTACGAACTATTAAATGACAAAGAGCAAAAATATATTTTTGATGAACTAAAGAAAAGGTCATTTAATTATTATGTTTTTTGCTCAATAGTATATTACATGGGTATAAGGCCAGGTGAATTACTGAAAGTTAAATGCGGCGATGTAATGCTAGATAAAGGGCTAATAAAAATTACTTCTGAAACATCCAAAACAAACAAAAATAGAATTGTTCCAATATTGGGTGCCATATCTGATAATATAGCAAGATTTGATTTATCAAATGCTGACTTTTACCTTTTTGGTAAAAATACATCAAATAGATTCTATAAGTTATCTGAGTCAATATTTTGCCCTAATAAATATCCTATAAAAAGGAATTATCCAACTCTTCTTTGGCGAAATATAGTAATAAAAGAACTTGAAATTGATAAGAAATTATATTCTTTAAAACATAAAGGAGCGAATGACAAACTAAAATCCGGCTTAGATTTAAAAACGGTTAGTACAATTTTTGGACATTCAACTGAAAAAATGACTGAAATTTATGCTAACTACATCAATGAAATGAGGCTTGAAGAAGCAAGTAAAATTCAACTTGACAAATATTAATATTGAAAGGCGTAGCTAAAATGTTGCGCCTTTTATTTTGGTATTCTAGAATCTTTCCGTATCCATTCAATACCATCAATAGGATGGTCTTTTGTGAGTATTAAATCCGGTTTTATAGGCTTCTTTAAAACTATCATAGTTTCTTGCTTTTTACCGACTGAAATGCCTCTTAAAACGATCTCAAAAGTAACCTGTTCACCTACATTTAGAAATCCGGCTCTAAAAGATAATTTATTGTAGCAGTATATATCAAGTACCTGGTTTCTTTCAAAAGAGTTTATCCGGATGATTCTTTCAGTAAAACCATCTTTTTCTGTTTCCTCAAAAATTTTTAAAACGAATCCGGATATTTGCATAATTAAATTTACAATTTTCCGGCAAATGAAAATTAGCAAAGCGACAGAACTTGACGCATTAAAAAGTTATTCAAAAAAATATTATGGAAAGCCATAACCTGATTATCAATATTTTTCTCACATTTGCAAAAACACTGTCATGAAAAAAGATAAACTTCAATCGTTAAGAAAGCTTAAGGGCTTTACACAGCAACAGATAGCTGATATTATTGCAACTGATACATCTAATTACAGCAGAAAAGAAAGCGGCGATGTCAGAATTTACCCTGAGGAATGGGAAAAGATCTCCCGGTTTTTAGATACTCCTATAGAAGAAATTTATGAAGATGATAATCCGCTTCAGGTTTACGCATCAAATAACATCACTGAATTAAGAATAGATAAAGAAGCTACGTACTTGTCAATAATACAAAATCTTCAAGACTATATCGCTGTCTTAAAAGAAGAAAATCTACGATTAAAAGAAAAATACCCGGACAAAATTGGACGTTCAAAAACTCCGTAAATATACGGATAGGTTGTAGTAATAACTCTACGGGAAACCGTAACGATTGATTTTTAATTGTTTGTATATTGGCGGCTTATTAAATTAAACAATTTTCATGGAAAAAGAATTTACCGAAGCATCATGGGTGCTTGAAGACGGAGGTATATACAGAATTGAATGCCATACTGAAACTAATCAGAAAATGTTAATTCAAGTATTTAAGTTAATTGAGGGGATTGATGTTTCTGCTAGTGACCGAGAGGTAGTGATTATGCGGAATGGTAACTTTATCACATTATCAACACGTGCTCCATTCGCTGGTTATTTAATTGCAAAATAACGAAAATCCCCACCTAACAGTGGGGAATTTTTATTTTTTTAATTTATACTCTTTGCCGCAACAGTGTTTAAACTTTTTACTACTTCCACATGGGCAGGGTTGATTTTTAGGCAGTATTTTGCTTGTGTAATTCGGTAGTTCGTTTTGAGGCTGGTCTAATACTGATGTGTATATATTTTCGATATTAATAGATTGTGGTTTTTCGTCTTCATTACCGCTGATAGCTAAAGCTACTATTGAAACCATTACGGCAATTAACGCAATTAAAGCGTTAATTTCGTTTATATTTTCACTTACAACTTTGCCAAATATTTTAACCCCTTTTTGTTCGGCAGACTGTTGCATTTGTGTAAAATCATCTTTAGACCTTTTGGTTTCTCCATATGACTTTAAAAGCTCTTTCAAATAGATGATTTCAGGTTTTCCTAAACTTCGTAAATCACGAAATACATCATCTACAAAATCAAATAAATCACATCTAAAGTTTGCTATACTATTACATGATGGACAATTAGCTTGCCCACCAAGCGAAATTATTTCATTTCCAGTACCAATAATTTCAAACATACGCCCATCATGAACGAATGAAGGATTTCTACTAAATCCTAACCTAGTATTAAAAACGTTTCCACAATTTGTACATAATGCTGGAATTTGCCTGGGCACTGCTGGTATAATATGCATAATATATGTTTACTATAAATTGTATTAAATATAAAATAGATAGCACAATATAGTAATAAAATGGCATTGGCTTTATCATACCTACAAAAAGAGGACTCAATGAAATCAAAATAAATATTAACCTTATCATATTGGATGCATTTAAAAACGATCTTGTAGTGCTCCGGTTTATTTCGCAAAGAACAGATCAGCCTCCGCCTTTCTTCTGCGGATGAGCCCGTTTAATGTTTTTCCGCCTGCAGTAATGTATTTCGTGGTGAACCAATTTCTGATTGCCTGCTCATCTGCTTTTTTATTAATCAAAGAAAACAGGCCGTCTGATCCTCCGGTATTGTAAGTATGCGATACGAGGGCATCAAATTGATTCTGAGTCAATGGAGCTTTCACTTTTGCATTCACAATCTTTTCATAAGTTGGCAGGACCACAGCAAATAATTCAGCCCCTTTTTCTTTGCTGATTGCAGTATCTTTCATCGTTACTTTCTTTCCCCCAGGATAGTAAGTATTACCATAACCAATAGTCGGAATTCCTGTAGAATCTAGATATGGCTTTGGACTGAAACCTTCAAATGATACAATCAGGTTGATTCCTTTTTGTGATGTTTTCATAGCTTAAAATATTTATAGATTCCAAATATTATGATTCCAACGACTCCCAAAACAGCCAGGACAATCCATAAGCCAGCCTGAAAGCCTGTAGTTTTTATTTCGGTGGTTTTCTTCTCAACTTCTGCAGCAACTTTTTTAATAGTTTCTTTCGACACTGCGGTCTTTGCCAGATCCTGGATAATGTTTGTTTTTTCTTCGCTGGAAGTCTCTTTTTTATCTTCTTCCAACTTCCTGTAGTGGTTGTTTATATAATAATCAGCGGTTCCACGGATAACAATACTTTGAAGTGTATCTCCGGAAACTACATTGTGAAATATCAGCGGATTTAAAGTGTCTGACTTGCCTTTAACGACAATATCACCGGAAAAGTCTTGAAGTTGTTTCTTAACAGTTTGGTCCGTAACTTTTTTTGTTGATTCCTTTACTGTCTTTTCTTTGACTGAATCCAGTGTAACGCGCTCAATTTCGGTCCTACCTTCCTTGGAATAGAAAGACGTTTTATGCTTGGTTCTACATCCGAGTAGTAAGCTACTCAGTATTACTATTATCAGTATTTTTAGCTTCATTGGTGATGTTTTTAAGTTCTTTCAAATCGCCAGTTTTGTTGAATTTTGCAATTCTATTGAGAACAAATAAAGGCGGAAATTTTCCCCCTGTAAGAATTCCCATGTTAACCATTACATTTCCAGCTGGCCAGGCAAACAAAAGGATTCTTAAAAATCCGGTTATCGCTAATGATTCATAACCGGCATCCCTTATAATCTGAAGGAAAGCTTCTGAGAAAAAGTAAAAAACAATAGAAAATGCCAGCTTCTTTGTAAATCCCCATAGCATTTTTTCAAATGAAAAGCTATGAAGCTCTAAATGTTTCCAAACCCCTAAAATTAAATCAGCAATCAATGAAAAAGCCAGTATAATTATATATGCTTCTCTTTCAAGATACCAACCCGTAATTCTCTCTGAAAGGGATAATCCAACAGCCGGCACAGCAGCCAATTTTAAAGCTGAAAAAGCCTTACTGTATGCTGGTCCGGAATGAATAGAAATTAGATTGTTGACTATAAAGTTTATTATTAGATTCCCCATTTCTTTTTAATGTTTATTAAAGTCCTGATGCATTAAACATTTCTGTGGCTATTGCATCCATACCCAAATCACCTGGATGAATTGCAACCCCTGAATTATTGACGGTATGCCATTGACCATCGTCTCCTTTAACTTGCGCTCCCATTGAAGAGCGGTTAGCAGGAATGTCTAAATGTGACAATGGGACAAATGGTAAACTATTTTCATAAGCAACTTCAGACATTGCTGTATCTTTATTGGAATCAGCCCAAAAAACGCCTCCAATTAATATTTTAGTTGTTGAATTTTTTGTTTTAATGTAACTAATTAATGATGCAAATTCACTTTTGAAAGTGCCATTATATGTTGCATTTTCTCCCAAACGAATACAAACCAAATCTATTCCAGTTAAATATGGATCAAGTGTGCTTTTATTCCATCCTGACGGATTTACTTCCCATTCAGCAATATTTAAAACAGATGTAACTGCAGTTGGTTTTAAAACCTGCATTTTAGCTAAAAATCTATGTACATAATCTTTGGATAATTCTGATGCTGCCATTCCCCACGAACCCCACCAATAAGAAGTCAATGGATGTTTCGCAATAGAATTTCCCAAATGTAAAATATTTGAATATCCTTCTATAAAAGACCATTCTACCGTCCCATCAGGATTAAATATTAATCCAACTTTCTTACCTTCATTAATAAATATTTGTTGTAATCCATTAACTGAAGCATTTGTATTATTTAAATCTGATTTTGTTGCTATAGGAGTAGATATATATTCATTCAAAAACAATTTGATTGGCAGTGATTTTCCTGTTACCTGGGTTAACGCTCCTGTATATGAACTACTTTCCCATAGGTTCGCAACTGCAGGAGTGTTATTGACTGGGTATTTACTTGGAAATTTAAATCCAACATAATCACCTACTTCAAGAATAACAGGGTCAATTGTAATAGTATTCAATCCCGCAGTCAATGATTTTGTTATCACCTTTTTTTCAATAAATTTTCCAGCCTGCTCAATAAATCCTATCGCAATCTGATATGTACCAGCTGTTACTGTTCTGATTTCAAGTTTTTCTAACTTATACGAGGTGTCAAGTTCTATTTTGTTAATAGCATATCCGGCTGTTGCATCGGAATCAACACTTACGACTGTTTCTCCCTTTTGCATTTCAGATCCTGTATAGCCGCTTTGTGAATAACTTTCTACGATTTTGGATACTGATTTGGACAGGTTAAATTTTCCATCTGAAGGGATTGTAACAATATCTATATCATTAAGCTCAAACCACAAAGCATAATAACTTCCTGCTGGTCCCCAAGTACTATTTGAATCAGTTTTTAACTGGGAAAATCTATTGCCTGTAGCGCCAAATCCATAAGCGATTTGAGCAGAAGAACCCGCAACACCGGTAACGCCAATTATTTCATTTTTCAACAACTTTATGTTGGTAAAATCAAACGCATTCCAGCCACTTACACCAGTAAACACATCAGAAAGCCATCTTACAATATATTTAGAACCATCCCAAGTACCTACACAAAATTTAAATTGTCCTCCTGTAGTCAATCTAATATGTGCTTTGGTAATATATTTGTCTTGATTCGTAATATTGTCAGGGTTATCGTTAGATTTACAAGAAATAATATCATAATTTAATGAGTCTGAAGAATCTCCATTAAGTGTTATTCCAATATTTTTAAAAAAATCTCCTACTTCTTCTATTGTTTGATTTACATCATCGGATTCCCCCCCTTCAACGTCATTAACTAGCCAACTATTAATTTGTTTTGCGGCTTGAGCGTCTGTGTTATTTGTTATGTCAAACTCTGGGGCTATGTCTATTCCCGGAAGTTTTTCCTCTGATTTCGACCAAACAGAACCCATTTTGTAAAACAAAGTGCTATATCCTTCCCTTGCTTTAAGATTTCCAGCGTTAGGGTAATTTGTACCCGGATCTGCCGAAGATACGGAAGGCTTATATGTTCCATCTTCTGTTGGCGTTGGGTCGCTTGGGGAAATAATTCCCTTAAAGTCAGATTCAATCATTTCTGGAACCGCATTTATTCCATCAATAATATTTAGTAATGAGTTTCTAACTGTGTTAAATTCTGATGAAAAATGTTTATCACCAAAATGTTTTACTGGTAAATCTTGTATCGGTTTTTTATCTATCGCCATAATTCCACTTCGTTATATTTTTCCCGATAGGGTTTCTGTTTTGAATATCTTTATTTACACTTTGAGGTCCGCATCCGCAATTTTTACAATCAAAGTGAATGCAGTCTTTTATTAGTTCTTCGTTTTTTATCGTACACAAATAATCTTTTACCATTTCCAGATAAATATCCGCATTACGGTAATGTTCATTCATGATTGATTTAAGTTCGTTAATCGGAGCCGACACACTGTCTTGATTTATCTTTTGTACAACACCGACTGATGTGTCAATATACCCATGTCTGAAAATGTAAGCTGCGTAACTTGCATGAATCAAAACTCTTTTCAATCCGAAATGAATCATTAATTTTCCTGAGCAATCATATTCAGAACCACACCAAATTTTTTTAATTAAATCATTGTCCGGATTTCCAACAATTTTGCTAACCAGGCAGTATCCAATTTTAGGGATTAACCATAGATTGGTTTGCTCACGGATGAATACGCATAGTTGTTCCCAATTACAATGTATTGCAACTTGGCCAATACATTCAAAATCTGACTTTTGAATTAAGTTATCTTCAAGGTTGCACGTTATCATTTCCATTTGTTTTTATTACGTTATCAACTGGCGCCGTATTGCTTGAATCATTAGGCAATATGTCTTCGTCTTTAACAAGAGGAATAATATTAAACGGTTTTCCGAATATCTTTTTAAACAAATCCTCAACCTCAAATCTTATGAATGCAGTTTCTTTATTGTAGACCTTCATAGCTTCTTTAATGGCTTCGCCTGAACTTCCAAATATTCCACCGTCGTTATCATTGATCAAAATCTTAGGAATCTGTAAATAACAACTTCGTATGTTGTCTTTTAGATCAGATATTAACTCCTTGAATTTTTTAGGATCATAAGACGATTGAAGCGTAATAACTTTTAAAAGACTGTCTATATTCTCTACATAGCTTTCTGAATTGTAATGATAAACACCTCCTGCATTTTCAGTCCCTAGCCATTGCTGCACATCTTTTAAAACTTCTCCAGAAGAATCTTTATCAAGTCCATTTGTGACAAGAACAGTTTTATCAATGAATCCAAGCCTAACATTGTTGTTATGATAAAGACTCATCCTGAATTCTGAATCAGCATCATTCATACCCTGGGCATTTAGCCATCCATTAGAATAAATTTGATTTCGATCATCAATAGAAAAGTAAAGTACCTGCCCTCTGTAATTAACTATTTGAGTTTTAATATCTGATTTAGGACTATCTTTTTCCCTTTGCGCATTAATGTTTTCAGGATTATAAGGATAGAACCATTTACTTCTTTTATTTTTTTTCTCATTGAAGAAACTAAAATTCCTTTTCTGCTTAGACCAGTCTTTGTAAACAATAACTCCTTCATTGCCATAATCATCCTCTTTAACTTTTCTACATTTTTTGTATTCAAGCACATCAAAGTAATTTACGTTTCCCTCGATATTATAATTCAAATGAACATATACTCCTTTGTGGGTTTTCAATGAATTAGACACGTCTAGCAAGCATCTATTTAGGGTGATTTTCTGATTGTTTCGGGTGTTTATTTCAACATCATAGTTTTTCTCAAAACCTTGTCCGAAAATGAAATTACCTAATTTATTTGAGCAGCTTATAGCAGTTACCGAATTGCGTTCAATAGCTTCTAGCCTATCTGGATAAAGATTGTCCACATCATTAAGATACACGTCAAAATCACACTCCTTTCTTTGAGGAATGATTCTGTTGTATATCTCAACAAATTTCGCGGTAAACTTTGCTAAATTGCTTTCGGCCTTTTGATCCATTAATCTTGCTTTTTACGTCCTCTTCTCGACTTTGTTTCCTCTTCTTTAACTTCATCCACAACAGCGTCTGTCATTGGCAATTCGCTCGGCTCTTTTTTTTTGAAGTCTTCTTCAATATTTTGGTCTACTTCCGTCTTTTCCATAACCGAAGGCAGAACGTAGAACAGCTCTTTCGCTTGCGGTTTAATGATTAAGTAATTCGCCCACTCTTGATCTGAAGAATTACTAGACCATACTTCTCCATTTAAGTACTTTAAGGTGCTTTTATCTTTAAGTACATATGTTTTATTATTGCTTGTATTACTGTTTTCCATAGGTGTAATGTTATTGTTTAATACTTGATTCTTCCATTGACTGAAGTGGTTGCTGAACTGGCAGCCAAAGCAACCTTGCGGCAATTCACCCCAATCTTCCAAAAGAAATTGTTTGTAAGCATTAAAAAGGAGCGGTGTGTTCCTAACCGCATCCGCTCCTTTATTTATTAGTTCTAATCTTTCCATGACTAACTTAATAGGTAATCAAAAGTATAATTGAAGAAGGGGGTGTCCCCGCCCCCATTTAGTTTCCCAGTGAATCGAAGAATGCTTTTGTAGTTGTATAATCCGTAAGAAGCAATCTTAAAGGTGGATCTTTCTCTAAATTGGGTTCTCTTGAAACAAGCGGAATGATAGTATTTCCGTTGTTTTCATTTGAGTTCCAAGTGAATTCACCGATCTTTAATCCGTTATCAAATCCGTATACCCAGAACGCATCTTTATTGTCTGCCCCCTTATCTCTTTGATGAACAATTGCTACTACTTCAGCTCCAACAGCTAAGGCTTTTATATTACATACTGTATCAATTGTCATCCCTTGACTAAATAAGTTTACTGTGTGAGTAAACAAATCTGCATAATCACCAATTGATAAGCTATATGCAGCTGATAGAAGCTGTTTTGATGGTATCCCTTCAAAGGTTACTGCTTTTAAAGTTTCCGGATCGCCAGCATAAGCGGTAATGGAATGTTGACATGCAGGAGCTAATGAACGTTGAATAGTAAAATCTGCCAGATTTGACAAAATATCATCCCTATTAATAAGCTTGATTGTCTGTTCAAGGCCTCCTGTCGATTTGTTATCACAATTATGTAAGGAGTTATTTATAATTTTTGCACAATTTGCCATAATCTTGTTTTTAAATTGCTAGAATGAAATTTTTATCAAACGTTGCCTGAACATCAATGTTAGTTTTAACTTTGATTTCTAGCGTTTCTGTTTTAGGATCGTAAATACGTCTCATTTCCTTGAAAGAATTCATATCACATGTTCCTACAGAAATCTCTGTATCATAAGTAAGTAATGCTCTATGTGGCTTATCGTATTTAGTTGCTAAAGGTCCAGCAATAAATTTTACAAGCTCAGTCCATTCTTGCTCGATTTGAATAGGAATTCCCATGTAGTTAAGGTTTGATAAAGCATATTTAGACCCCGTAACTCCATCAGTAGGAGAAAAACAACAGTTAACTTCTTTATTTTCTTGTAACCAGTTAAGATAATTCAAGGCAAGTTCTTGAGTAACTCTAAATTTTAGACCTGCCTTTGACATCATAAACGGTCTGTTTGTCAACATCAGATTGTACATCTGTTTGAAGTACTTATATCCCGCATCTGCTGGAAGATTCATTTGAGCAGCAATATCAGCGCCCGCATTCTGAGTAATTATTACTCTTTGTTGAGCAGCAAGGATAGGATCTGCTAAAATTCCAAGTAGCTTTAAGAAAATATTATCGATACCAGCAAAATCAGTATTTGTATTGTCTTTGTAATCAAAATATGCAATTCTCCACATTGAATCATTAACTGCTTTAGCTGTTTGAGAAATTACAAACTCATAAAACGCATTATTAAATTCAGTTTCTGGATCTGATTGGCATTTTAATTTCCAAAACGCTCTAAAGTTTCTAGTAATCTGAGGATCATTCCAACAGAACTCTAGAGAACAATCATAGTTATGGGGCGACCACAATTTTTTTGTTGGTTTGCTAGACAACGTACATGAATTCCACGTACAGCCTGCATCAGAAGACTTTTTTAGGAATCCCCAGTTTTTAGGCTGTTCAAATCCTATAATCGGTGTATTGTGTTCAATTCCAGTTTGGATATAGTGCTTTGATGCAAAATCAGAAACCTCAACAGTTTCCTGGAAAATCATATTATCGATGTCCAGTTGTCTTGCTTGCGCCAAATCACAACCTGCATCAATTAAATCTTGAATATTAAAATCGTATGCTAATGCCATTTACTTTGTGTTTTTAAGTTTAAAATTTTCAAATCTGTTTACTTTTGGTCCGGCTGCAACGGCCTGAGCTGTTACTTTTGGTTCATTATCAGTTCCAACACCACTTTCACCTACTAGATTTTTAAGCTTATTGAATGTTTCTTCGAATCCAGATACTTTGTCAAGTTTAGTCCGAAGACCTTCGATCATTGAATTTTGAGTTTCAACTTTACTTTTCAATTCTTTATTCTCAGTGATTAACCCATCAATTCTTTCATTGATTGAATTCAAAGTAACAGTTTCAATACCGCCTTCTTTTTCTTTAATTTCAGTTACTTTACCAGATTCGAAACTGTAAACAGATCCATCCGCCATATTCACTGTACCACTCGCATTTTTGCCGTTGATAGTTGCAGCATCGCCAACTTTCGGCTTTTCTCCTTCATTTAGCTCAGCAAATACGACTTCTTCTTGTTTGTCAGTGTATAGCATTGCATTTTTAGAAGAAGTTTTGTCTTTGTCACTGAACAGATTTTTAATCTTGTTCCAAACCAAATTCTCTTCTTGCGTCATTTTATTATTTATTGAATTATTTCTGCTTTCTTTATTCCTTGATATGATAGAATTAAATATCATAGAGTTCTGAACAGTCTGTACGTTTTCAAGCTCAGAGTAAAAGCCATATTGCATACACTCTTCTATGGTTAGATCACGGTCTTCACTCATAAATTGCAATGCTTCTTCTTTTGATATTTCTGTATCTTCTGCATAGCACTCAGCTATTTCATTATCAACAACTTCAAGTGCTTCAAATATTTTTTTAGCTTCATTTTTATCACCTGTAACCATCCACGACCATGCATTGTGCACAAATGGCTTTAAGAATTTACTCCCGGTCCTTTTGTCTTTGTCGCCAGCTAAAAGAATGATAACCCCGGAAGATGCACAATAACCATCTACACGGGTTCTGATAGAAATTCCTTTTTCGGATTTAGTACGTTTTAATAAATTTCGGATTGCAAAAGCGGTTGTAGTATCACCACCATAAGTATGAATGTTAACGATTAGCTCGTCAGACTGCTGGAAAACAATTGAACTCAAAGAATCTCTTAAATCCTTCAAGTCATATTCACTGCCATCATTCAGCCATTTGAACGGAACTATATCTCCGTATATAAAAATCTCATGCTTCATTAAAATCCAATCTACCTTATACAAATATTCACCATTTTTTTAGTAAATTTGTGTAAACACAATTCGCAGTAAAACAATCGTTTATAGCTATTAATAAAGCAATTACGGATTTTAGCGAATTATTTATTTCGCACCAATTATGATATTAATGTTCGTTATTCTTTGTTTTTGCTTTTATTGGTTTCTAAATGCGCTATTTGGGAAAAAGAAAGCTGTTGTAAATCCATATATTGATCAGCATCAAAAAAAGATGAATGATGATAAATTGTATGATGAATATTTAGAATTCTGCAAAAAGAATGGAGAGCTGCCAATGGAGAAGTCCGGGTTTCAGGAATTGAGAATGAAGGAGGATAAAATGAAAGAAAAAATAAATAATGTATTTAAATAATGGCAAATATCGATTTAACTAATTACATTACGGATCCAGTGAAAATTCACGAAGAATTTATAAATGATCCTTACAGGAAGTCAATTTTGGAAAAAATGGAAGAGCTGGCGAATAAAAGATCAAAGTTTATTTTAACTGAGAAAACGACAATACCGGTACAAAGCATAATAGAAGAAGATAAGGAGTATTTTGAATTAAGTATTCTTTTGAGAGATTATGAAATTAAAAGATGGCCTGAGTTATGGAAGTGAATATAGAAAATCATACTGGACCTTGGGATGATGCCCCTTTTACAGCAGTGGAGCATAAATTTATATTAGACAAAAAAATATCAGAACATGTTATTAGAGAAAGACGTATATTTTTAAAAAGATCTTTATCATATGAGGAGCTGGTTATTCTAGAATTATTAGAATCAAATGCCATTCTTTTCCGTGATGAATATTTTAAGCCATTTGTTTGAAGAATCTTTTAAATTGAAAACTGATTTTGAGGTAATTGGATATATATATGATAATCCAGACCTATAGATCAAAAGGTGATAAAAAAAATTAATATGATGGATATAAAAGAACTAAAATATGGTAATTGTGTTTCGCTTTCTGAAACATATAGAAATGTTGGTGATTTGTTAATACTGGATCAATCAAAATTTGAGGCTTTAATTGTATTTAAATCATATGGCAGAATATATCCAATTCCGTTAACAGTCGATTGGTTAATTAATTTGGGGTTTAAAGAAATGGAGCCTTCTGAATATACTTTTGATGCTTATTCAAAAGACGGAATTCAATTTTGGAATATGGATAATAAAAAATTGATGATCGAAAAACCATCTATTTCTCATGATATAAAGTATGTTCATCAACTTCAAAACCTTTATTTCGCACTTAAAGGAAGAGATTTAGAGCTTAGCATTACAGATGAATTTGTTCCTCCTACTCTTCAACAGGCTGTTGACAGATTAAATAAATATTTTAGAAATGAAAAAGATGGGATGTAATAATATTTTATTATATAGCAGTGAAAAGCCATATTGTGAGAAAGATATAAGAAAAGAAATGTACGATTTGCTTTTTGATCAAGACTACCCATCGTGGGTGTTAAAACATGTTGAAAATATTGAGTCTGACGGATTTATAGTTGAAAGTCTATCGTTTAATGGGCTAAAATTTGTTTTTATAGAATACGGTAATGACGCTGGTCAAATTTCATATGTGCCTGAGAAATTATGGAAATCTCAAGTGTTAATAAATTTTATTCATAGGGATTTGCGTAATTTAAATTATCCTTTAGTATTGAATTTTGAAAAAAAATAACGATACACAATTACGGTTTCCCGCAAAACCCATATCAAAAATATTTGCTTTCTTTGTGAAAATTATAAATCATGAAAAAAATATTATTAATTTTAACGTGTTTATCAACATTTTATGCATCAGCACAAAGTTCAGAATTCGCATTAACAAAAGAAGGGTTTACAGATTTCATTGTAGTTAATGTTGATAACAAAACGGCAAATGAACTTTATACTAAAACCAACGAATGGATAAACAAAACATATAATAATCCTAAAGAGGTTATAAAAGCTGATATTAAAGATGATTATATAAGATTCGAAGGCATCAAAAGTAATTTATATTGTTATGCTCCTTTGGGAATGCCTGTTTGTTATGATGTTAAATACCAAATAGAGGTTAGCTTTAAGGACAATAAATACAAGTTCGATATTGTTGAAATGCAAGAATATGTAAAACCTTCACAATATTCATCTGGTGGATGGAGAGCATTAATGAGTGACAACAATACAGAATTTTTTTTTAAAAAGGACGGTACGTTGAAAGGCGGGTTTAAAAATTATGTTCCAAATATACCAGCTTATTTCAATGACCTTAATAAAAGTTTGCTGGATTACATTAACAACACTGGATTCCAAGCAAAAAAATCAGACTGGTAATAAAAATAGAATGAAAAAAGCTCTTTTATTTATAATTCCACTCTTAGGAATTGGCTGTGGTTCTTCCAACGACGATGAAGTAAAAAAATGTTCGTGTTATGTTCAGCAATATAAGCGAACTGTAATATTGAAAAAACAACCTGATGGAATGTTTGCGAGCTATTCAGATTCTGGATGGAATGTTAACGGAGAAAAAAAGCCAGACAACTCAACAGACTGTTACAAAAATGAAACAATACAAGGTACAGATGAATTTGTAAACGTAAGCTCCGAGTATCATAGAACAATTTATTTGAGGTGGGTTTATAAATGTAACTAAATAGCCCTTTTCATAGTCTGCAATGCTATTTCTACAGTTCTAACTGTTACTTTGCAAAATACAGCAACAACTTTTTTTCGCTCAGTACATGAATCAATGTGTTTTTGATTTTCATACTGTTCATAAATAGAAAGATAATCAAGTGCGGTTTCAATATTTTTGATTCCGCACTTATTTAATTTATAGAATAAACTTCTGTTATTTTGAACTGCTTCCTTTACTGTTCCCATCTGCTACACTTCTTTACTGACTGTCTTAATTTATAGGATAAAATACATCCGCAATCCCCGCATGTTTTACCGGAAAGTTCCGGGATTTGCTTATCCACAACACGCAATTCAGGGATTGGTTCTTCAATACTAAATTTACAACTTTTACAGTGATTTTCAAACCTTTCTATAGCTAATTCTTGGGCTTTTTTGTTTCCTGTTTTAAAATTTAATATCCCTGCCGCTACTGCTTTAGTATCTCTTATTATATTAATTTCATCCTGCTTATTTAGGCTTTCGCAAAACCTCTTAAATTCCTCCTTCATATCTTAAAAATTTGCTCCGTTTTGAATTTCTCTGTTGTTTGATAATTCGACTATACCCATCTGGCTTCCTGCTTGCGTTCCTAACATTGAACCTTCTAAAACTGCCTCTCCTACGATTTGCCTCATGGCGTCCATGTCAATAATCGACTTGAAATTATTTTGTACAGTAGATAAACTACTTAAGTTTCCAACAACTCCTCCTGAAGCAAATTTAACCCCACCTCCTAACTGATTTATCTGAGATAAAACATTGCGATACATTGCTGAACTTCGCTTGTTGATAATAACTTCACCCCCTTCAGCTTCAATCATTCCTCCAGGGGTATTTATTGGAATTCCACCATTAGCATGTGATGGACCAATTAACATCCCGTCAGCGGCTTTTTTTGCCACCATAGAACCTGCTGAACTTGCAATTGAATTAAATCCTGCTGCAATGCCTCCGGTTTCAATTCCTGTAATAGATGCGACATTTGCTAAACCTGCCGCGATAATTGCTGCCCCTTGTATAATGCCCCATATACCACCTTGCGATAAAGCTTTTGAGGCTCCAACGTATGTATTTATTGATGCTTCTGCAATAGCTGCTGTTTTAGCTAAAACAGTTTGCTTTCCTAAAATTTGTGATATTCCAGCAGCAACACCAGCAAATGCATTCATTTTGGCAGTTTCTTTTGCTTCTGCAATTTTCACATCTTTATTAGCATAATCTTGTTGTATAAGATTCAGCGAAGCGAGTAAGTTTTGTAGGTTTTGTTTTTTGACCTCATCTTGTGTTAATGCTAACTGATTCTCTATATCCCTTCTTTGAGCCTCTATCTCAGCGTTTAGATCATAATTCTCCTGATCTAATCCTCTTTTTAATTCGTTTTCCTCAAGGAAACTTGCTAATCTTTGCTCTAACTGTTGGTCTAACTGAGCTTTTTGCATTTCATACTCAGTTGCTCCTTTAGTTTCAAGATCTGTTATCTGCTGTTGAAACTCAAGTGCTCTTGCTAAATTTGAAGCCTGTGCCTTTTCCTCTAAGAATTTTTTGTCTAATTCTTTACGCTTATCGTTTGTATCATTGTTTATAATTAACTCTTTGGTAGCATATTCTTTTTCGACAACTTCTTTCTGAGCGACTAAATTTTTCTTTTGCTCTAGCTCTTGTTGGGAAACACCTTTTATTGCTTCTATCTGATCATTAAGAGACTGAATCTTTTGTTGCTTCTCTAGTTCATTGGCTATTTGAGATTTTTCACGAACACTTTCTAGGTATCGCTGCATTTCATTAACCTTCTCCTGCGTAAGCCTCTTATCAGACTTAAGCTTCTCAGCATTCATTGCAATATACTCAGCAAGTTCTGCCTGGGTTGCTTGTATCGCTACGTTAGCTCTTTCTTTAGAGTTTGCTAAATCTTGTTTAGCTGCTGCTTCTAAGGCTGCTTCTGCTTTTTTCCTAGCCGCTTCTTCTTCTTTCCGTTGTTTGTCCAAAAGTTTTTGCCTTTCCGATGCAGCCTTTGCTGCAGCATCTGCGGAAGCCCCAGTATCTTTATCGTTTCCTTTGATTTTTTGGCCTGTAATTGATACTTGTTCGTTATCATTCCTTTTAACTTTGTTCAATGCAACAATTTTTTCAGCCTCTTTTCTAGCTTCGGCCAATTCTTTTGAAATTGAAAAGCTCTTAAGTCTATTTAATGCAGCAGAAAAATCTAAATTTTTCAAATCATTAGCAACTGCGATAACTTCATTAAATAATTCTTTAGCTGTTAATGCAAAAGTTGTAATTAAAACTCTACTATTATCAATTACAGCTGCAAAAGTTCTTATGGTTGCAGTAAGAATAACAATTGCTCCTTTTATTATATTTATCGGATTTAATGCCTGAAGAAATGTTTTTATTAAAGATCCTGCCTTAGTATCTGTCAGGCCCAAAGCATCTACCAAATCCTCTATTACTCCATCTAAAGCAGATAATGCTTCTTTTATGGATTTTCCTTGTTTAGCTAATTCATCCATCACCTTATTAATGGATTCTGAAGTTCCAATTAACCTATCAAACCATAAAACAGCATCAACGATACCTCCTACTAATTGAACAAATACCGTTTTAATTCTAGTCCACGCAAGCTCAAATCCTTTAGTGAAGTTTATAATCTGATCTGATTTAAAAGCTTCTGTTTTAGCTTTTTCAAGTTCTGCTGTTGCTTCAGTTAATGCAACAGTTGATTTTTGACTTTCAGTAAGTGATTGAGCTTCCTTATTATTGGCAAGATTTACAGCTTCGATAATTTTCACCAGACCTCCTGCGTCTTCTCCAGCTCCTTTGAAAACATCTGCATTTAGTTGTGCTATTTGTTGCGTATTTAGTCCTACTTTTTGAGCTTGCGTTGCTATTTGATCAACTGCATCCTTAATTGTTATTGAGCCATTTCTAATTCCTTTTAGCAAATCATCAGTAAAAGACTGGCCAAACGCGTTAATTAAAGCATCACGTGTCGCCTTATTTTGCTCATTAAGCGCCAACCCTGCTTCTTTAATTGCATCTGGCAGTTTATCTGTGTAAACATCTAAATCAATTCCTGCATTAAGAAGATTTATAAACTCTTTAGCTGAATATCCGTTTTGTGCGAATAGTATTCCATATTCCTTAATACTGTCACCAAACTCAGTATTTACAGCACCGCCTTTTGCAAGTCCTTCATTATATAAATCGAATGCCTGTTTAGATGTAAGTCCAAAAGCCTTCATTAATGAATTCAACTCACTTATACTATCTTTTACATCTTTTCCAAATACTTTTTCAATAGCGGTTCCATATTCCCTAAGCCTATCAACAGCTGATCCGGTTAAATTAGTAAGGCCTTCAATTTCTTTGTTAAGCTTGGAAACTTCAATATTATACTCGAATAAAGCTTTTACACCTTGATAAATACCAATTGCGGATGCAGCCATTACCACGGCTAATGTTAGTAATGGATTAGCTATCATCTCGGCCTTAATAGCAATTAACCCTTCTTTAACGGCCTTAAGGCCATCTTTAATTTTAGCCATTCCAGCAGTAAAACCTCCTGTCAATAACATACCGAAGCCTACGCTTATTTCCGAAAAAGCATCCTTAATGCTCTCAGAATAATTCCCAACATTTCTCCTGTTGTCTCCTGTTGCTCTATCGAGTTCAAGTAGTTGCTCATGTAGTTCCCTAGCTCTTCCACTTGCGTCTTGCCACTGTCTAGAAACATTCCTATATTCCTCGGTATTTTGTTGACCCTCTCTTTCAAGTCTCCGCATTTCAGCTCCAAGATTGTTGGCTTCGATCCTAGTTGCAGATAATTGTTGAGACATCTCACGATAAGCACCTTCGTTCCCCTGTACTTCAGTGCGACCGGATCTAAGAAGGTTATTTAATTCCCTGTTTTCATCATTAACATTTCGTAAATCAGTTCTATAATTGACCAATTGAACTTGTTGCTCCCGTTCAGCCTGTAACAAATTAGCTAATTCAAGTTCGTTTTGTCTTATTATTTGGGATGTATCGGTAATAATAGCATTGTATTGCTCCTGTGTAATAATCCCCTGAGCTAATTCTTGGTTAGCTTTTTCTTGTATGGAATTATTGGATTCAATCACTCCGGCCGCTAATTTTGCCTGGTCCTGATATTCCTTAATTGCTTTACGTGTATCTCGAATCTCCCCGTTTAAAAGGTCTATTTTAGTTTGATTTTGTGCTATTTTTTCTTCCAATAGTCTGGAATCAATATCAAACTGTGCTAAAACTATTCTCTCTACCATAATCTTCCTTCATTTTTTTATAACCTACAATAGAGTTTTTAAATATTCTATTTTTGCGACTGTTTCCTGCCTTACACCGCTACTTAAATTATTCTTTAATTTATTTGTCAAATAATCTATTTGAGACCCAATCGTTACACACATGGCGTTTTCTCCTACTAATATTGCCTCCTCATAATCTTCACGAATAAAAATATCGATTAAAATACCATTATGTACACTGTAGGCCCTTTCTCCATTCGTTCCATCAATTATCCTAACATCAAATATTTTTTTAATTTCTTCTACGCTCTGAACGGTAACATCAATATCATTTATAGATTCTAATTTACCCTGGATAAACAATGATGTGCCACCTACAAATTTTAATCCGGGTACTTTTGACAGATCTTGTATTATTAATGATATGTCTCTTATTTTACTCATGATATAAAGTCTTTAATTCTTACTAATTCTGCAGTTGTTTTGGAATCATCAAATGAGATTTTATTAATAAAACAGTATTGCTGAAGCTGATCAAAGTACAATACTTTAGTTAAATCCAAATTCAAAAGTTTTGGATAAGGAACATTTAAAGTAGCATTCCAGATAACTGATTGGTTAATGACATTTTTGAAATCTTTATAGTACTTTCCAATAATATATCCCATGGTAAGATCTCTAAATTCACCAAATTTGATTATAGAATTTGTTTGTTCTAAATCCTGTATATCTGAACCTATATGAACTGATGTATTAACTTTGTTCATTCTCAGATAGAAATACCTCTTGGAAAGTGGCTTATATTTCAACTCTGTAGATCCATCCTGCGGCTCCTTTTCGTAAAGCTTATAAATTGAGACTTTTTGCGTTAATGAACTATTTACATAAAAATCTGAAAGCAATTCTTTTTCTACGGAATATGTTATAGAAGTAAATACTGTTTTCTCTTCATCCAAATTTTTATTGTCTATAAGCAGCGACCCGTCAGATTGATTATCTTCTTGATCATTATATTTATATTTAAATAGATTATTTTGGGCGTATGAGGAACCAAACTTATAGGTTTCTTTATCAATGCTTACTAGATAGTTAGACCAATCTTCGGTTGCTGTATTTTTAAAACGCCTCTCATTAGTCAAATACTCAATAGACCGATTAACGTTGTCTATATTTGGAGTTAAACCCATGAAATTATAAACATCTTTTAGCAAATCAGTAACTTTCAAATCTTTGAATTCCTCTGTAAATGAAATATCTTCAAGCTTCCTAATTTTGAAATGCATAGATGCAGATCCATTCCAGTCTGCATTTATATCATAAAATATATCAATGACATCATTTTCATTTAATTCCATTTGTGGAGCCAAATTTATTTGTATACCATTGATTGTTGCATAAAAATTATAAGTTAAACTTCCAAGCCCTGAAGGTATAGGTTCATTTAATCCAGCTGTACCATCTGTATCAATATTATATATTCCTTTTTCTAATATTTTAACACCATTTGATCCACCATTATTAAATGTAAATCCAAAAGAATCTGATGCGCCAGGAGCTGAAAAAGGAATACCTGTCTTTGTTTCGTCAAAATATACGGTAGAACCATCATCTTCAGGTGCCTTAGGGTAAGAAATCCACCAATTTATATAGTCATCAAAAGTCAGAAATTCTCCACTGAATGTATAACCTGCCTTAGTATGTATTTTTTCAAATAAATACGACACCAATACGCTTGGTACTACGTAATCAATGTTAACTACATTACTGTTAGACTTTCTGTGAGTTCTTCCATTGAAGTCAGCAAACAAATAAGAATATTTTAACGTATCATCATTCTGTGTATTTGTGACAGTTGTTAAGTTCTTATTATGGTTGATTTCAGTTAATTCTGTAGCTAGATAATCTCCAATAGTCTTGTTTTCAAAAAACTTAAAGAACTCAATTATTCCTGAATATATTGCAATACTATATTCATCATCAGTTGATGTTACCTGAACCCACGCCTTTACTAAGAAATCAAAACCTTCTATTTTAAGTAGAGCATCTGGTTTTAAATATGGAATATTTGATGTGCTAGAATGAATCCCTAAACCTCCCAGCGTTTTTACATTTTTAGGTGTTTTAGGTAATTTAAATGAATTGGTGTAAGATGCCTGACGGTCTTTAACTTCCGCAACATCGTTAATCTGCAGTGTATGTTTTATATCAGTATCCTTAAATAAATCGAGAGATACTCCATCCAACCATAATTCGACTATCATAACTTAATTGTTCTAAAGTTTGGTAATGTAAACGTGACTTTATTCTCATATGCCTTTTCATAGTTATTGAAAATATAGCTGTTATCATCTAACCTAAGTAATAACCAGCTTGAATCATTATCATTTCCGTTTATATCATACATTAATATGTGAGGACTCCTAACAAGTTCTAAAAAATTTGGCTGTAGTCTTATTTCAGTATATGCATGAAGCGTAATTGTTTTAGTTTCCTCATATCCTATATTTTGAAAATTATCTTTTCTGAGTCTATCTGTAACCCTATTAACCGTTTTATCAGGCTTTGTTTTGGTTGAAACTTCGTATCTATCGAAATAGAAATACTCATACCCTCCTAATGAATTCAAATACTTTAAAACTTTTCCGTCACAGGCTTTTCTTTCCTCCTGTGTAGTTATTTTTGGGTACGCATCATCCTCAACTAATGCTCCGGAATTAATTATTAATGGACTACTTAATGCGGTCCATGAATTCCCTCCTGAAATCCAGTAATCACTAACTAAGAAGTCGCCGTCATTCAAATACCATTCGTTTTGCCCTTGCTTATTCCTGCCGCCTCTAACAAAGTACTTCATGATTGTTGAAACATCATCAGGCAAAGCGGTATTTTTAAACTTTGCCGTGATCTTTATCTGAAAGTTTTGAAGGCTGTTATTAACAATATGGTTAGGTTCTGGCATCAAAGCCCTAACAGGAAAGCACACATTGAAAAAGCAATCATTATCCGGACTTGCAGAACATTCAAAATTTTTCAATTCTTCGCCAGTAGTTAAGTTTTTGAATTCCAAAAACACTTTTGAAACCACCTCTGTAAAACCGTTGATCCTGACCCAAATATCATTCTGAGTCAGATAGTAATTATTTTCAAGTCCGTTTATTGTCATACAATTCAAATTTAAAATGCAGGTCTGGCTCTCTGCTCAACAAACCTCCTCCTAACTAATAAGAGCTCTACCTTGCCAATGAGGTTTTCGTTTATTGCTATATATTTTATTTATTAAAACACATACACACTATTATGAATACAAATACTGCAAAGAAAAACAACAGCATATCTGATTTATCTAACTTTCCATAAGTAATTCTTCTTAGCTCTTGTGGCTTTGGAGGCGGTGGGGGAGCTGGATGATAAATGTCTTTAATCATCATGCTTTTGTTTGCCGAAGGTTTTATATCAAAACTTTCTAAGTACCTTTCCCAAATATCTTTCTTTTTAGTCGGAACAGTAATTCTGAATGGTGGTGACAGAATCATGACTTTAATTGATTTATTTGTTTAAATTCTTTTTTGATATTTTTTTCCATTTCTTTCAACTCCTTCTTTCTTTTCTTTAAGCACTTATCGTAGCCTTCTTTTTTCAAATCATTTACTATATCACATAAAAAAACTCTTTTAGGCATTGGCTCATTGTCTAAGTATTTTTTCAAATCAATTAAATCTTCGTAATTAAATAAATATACATCAGATGTGAATTTTAAAGGTGCTTTACATCTTGGCTCTATACTATCTATATTTTTCATACTCTCAATTGTCTTAATAGTTCTTCTTGAATTCGTGGAGTTGCTTTTTCTCCTAATTTTAACATAATCCAGTTTATTGTTTGCTGCTCTTCCAACACCTCTAACAAATCACTGCCTCCTTTCTGATACCATGAAGTGCCAGATTTCTCGATTTTCTTTGCAACAGCCCATGCCATGGATTCAGCCTGTTTGCCTGACATTCCAAATTTTGCTTTTGCCCATTTTTCTAATACTGAAATAGGCGGTCGTTTACCCGGTTCTCTACCTTTAGTCAGATACTTAGTATAATCAAGCCCCATTATGATTCCCTTGCTGGGCTCTGCGGCTGGGCCAACTGATTTAATCCAATCACCCGAAGCATTCATTCCAAGTTCATTGAATCGTGGAACAAGAAACCTTTCTATTACTTCTTCCATTACGGAAGTAATTTCCTCAAGTGTTATGAATTCGGTTGACACCATATTTTTTACTATACTTAATTAATTGCCTTTGGCATGTTTTACCCAGAACGTTTTCCAGTTTATTAAGATCCATTCTCTTTAATCTTCTTTTACTGTACCTTGGTTTCATAATCAATAATTATATTGTCCTTTAATAAGCCAACCATCATAATTAGAATCTTGATAGTTTATCTTTTGAGTTGCTGTAAATTCAGCTGGTTGATACAACCCATCAGTATCACAAAGTATTTCCATAAAATCACAGCCTAAACAATCCTTTATGGTATTTAAAATTGACCATTTTGATTCTTCTTTCTCTTGATCAGTGTTACCTAGTTCATTGTAGAACTGAATATCTAATCGACTAGGAATCCCAATAAATCCCTCAAAGCTTGTAAAACAATACTGCTTACTTGTGAATCCATTGGCATCTGGTGTATACCTGGTTCCAAACTTAATATTAAACAATCCTACGTAAATACAGCATTCAGCTTCTTCAATATTTTGAAACATATTGAAAAGGTCAGGACGCCCAGCTCCTACAAATATCCAACAGTAGTCACATTTGCCTTCTTCATTCCACCCGGTTATCAGGTTTTCAAACTGTTTGATTATGTTCATTACTTCTTATTTTTAATTATCTCATTATAATCTCGTTGAATTACTGACTGAATACCATCGCCTAATAATTTCACATACATCAACTCAAATTCAATTTCTCCAAGGCTTTTCCATTCTCTAGGATCATTGGTTATCGATCGGTAGATAGCAAATTCACCTATGTCGTTCATTCGATCAGATCCGGCAGCCTGCATATCCATATCTGTAACAGAAGGTATTGAATTTAAAAGTTCCGAGCATTTAGTTATTTCTTTTTCAAGCCACTTCATAAACTTCATAGCTTTGTTTGCAGGCAATTGTAAAACTTCCTCAAACGATTTATTAATTATCATTCCAACAGCCTCTAAAACTTTACCTTCACGATAAAGGTCAAAGCATTGATAAATCTTAGTAAAAGAAACTTTAAAAATATCACCTACATTAAATGTATCTTCAGCCGGAATCAATTCATAAACAGACTTAAATACAACTTCATTTTGCAGTATCGTTTCTAAACTATCGCATACTCGAGCCACCTGAACTAATTTTTATTGTTTTACCTTGGTTTGAAATATAATATCCTCCAGCTTCGTTAATATGATCAAATCCACTAGTTTTATCTGGCTCTCCATTTTTGTACGGCTGTCTCTCTAAAGCTTCTGACAGTTTAGGACATCTTGTTTTATTCACCAAAAATGTCAAATCTCTTAGAGCTTTATTTACATCATTAACTCTATCCTTGACAAATGGATTTTTACTTCTAGTTATTACATTAAAACCATATTCTCGTAAAAGATCATGATCTGATTTTCCGCTAGTTTTCCTTGCTCCTCCTGCTGCATCTGGATAAACATTTATTTTATGATTTGGATATGTAATCCTCAAATGCTCTCTCAAGGAAAAGGTATCAAATAAACCTACAAATTCATCAACTGCATGATTAATCCCATTATCATTTACAAATGCTACAGCATGCATGTTTGTTATATTGAAATCGCACCCTACGTGTATGATGTCTCCCGGAATAACCTGTCTAACAGTATCATGCTTATTTCTTTCGTATTCGTAATAAACCGTTCCGCTTGTAAGATTTACAAATTCACCTTCTAAGTATGCCTTTAATTGATTTGCAGAATAATTTTGCATTAAATTATCAATATAATCTGGGGGTAAATAGGGGTTATCCGTAGTCTTACCTTTTATAAGAACTCTATCTTCTTTAGAATTTGACACAAAGAAATCATACATAAACTTGAATCCTTCTGGAGTTGATACAAAATCAACGCAGTTTTTAACAGGATTTGATCTGTTTCGGCCAAGTACTTTTACATAAACATCCTTCATTTTTTGAATTGCCAGAATATCCGCTTCATCAATTATTGAATATCCAACTTCATACCCAACAATAAGGTCCGGATTATCCATAGACCGTAGAATTATCCGTCCATACTTAGTAGTAATCTCTTTATCGGTTTTATTAAGCTTAAATGGGATTCTCAATTCATCAAGTATTTCTGAAAACTTACCAAAAGCAATGTCACGTATTAAAGGATAAGTAGGCAAATAGTAAGCAACATCAACCTGGTATTCTAAATGACGAAGTATTGTCTTTAAAACACCCCCATGCGTCTTGCCAGACCCAAATCCAGCTACTAGAGCTGTATGTGTTGCATAGCTCGAAATAAAATTATATTGGTGTTTTAAAGGTGAAACTTCAATCATTTTTAGGTGGATTAATTACGATTGTTGGTGATCCTTCATTATCAATCTGAATCTCTTGCTTATCTCTCCAGTATTCCGGCTTTCTATTTTTTAACCAGAAAATTGCTGCCGTCGTATCAGGCGCAATTACTTCTGTCAATTCAACAACTTCTATCTTTTCTGTTTCCTTTAGTCTTTTACCGTTTTCGTAAGTGACTTCTTTAACTTTGAAGGCTTGTTGCTTCTTAACTTCAGCTCCTGAAGCACGATCGAATAGCTTGGTCGCTATGTGAGCATCTGCAAGGTCTTTACCTTTTTTTATGGACTCTAAAAATTCTGGATTAGAAATTTTCCAATTATTGATTGTAGCCTCACATACATTGAAGAATGAAGCCAACTCTTTATCCGTAGCACCAAGCAAACAATAGTTGTAAGCAAGTTCAACATATTCTGTTTTGAAATCCGTTGGCCTGCCTACTGATTTGCCCTCTTCATATTCTTCAATCTTCTTCTTTGCCATTTCTTTTTCTTTATTCATTCACCGCACTCCCTGTAACTCCCTCTGCCATAGAAAATTAGTTTATTCAATTACCGGTTTAGAATTAACATTAAACTCAGACACATGTGCCTTGATTCTTTGCAGGTATTCAATTAGTTCATCTATTTCCATTTCATTGAAATCAAAATCAAACTGAAATTCCCCGTATATAACAACAACCCCCAATTCTTTTACCTCCCTATATGGGTTAAGCTCATTTGTGGTTGCTACGAAAAATTCAATTTCAGATTTGTCACTCCCACTTGTTCTAAATATTGTGTTATCCATACTCCCTAAATTAAAAACCCCGCTACCTATTACAGCAGCGGGACACCAAATCACAAAATATTAATATGAAAAAAATAGTTCCTACTGCATTAAATCAATCTCCTTTCTTAAGACTCTTTGTATCGCCTTATCAATTCTGCTATAAGCAAATCAGAGTCATACCTATTTGGAGGAACTGTCATTCTAAACTTTTTACCCCCATGACATAAGTCAGATAATATCTGATCTACTTTTTCAATTAGTTCTTCTTTTGGAATAGCTTCAATTTGTTTTCTTAAATCTTCGATTGTCATACTTTATTTTTTTTAAAAGAACAGACCAGATTCGATACTGGTACAAAAGAGTTTTATCAGGTATCTGGTTTAGATTTCTCTAACTTCACACAGCATTAGAGCTTTATACTTACTGTGCACCCTTGGGACTTTACTTACACATGGTGCTCCCCACGCCTCTTTTTAATCCCCTTAGCGTCTATCTTCCGCCACTGTTCTTTATTGCTGATGCTCCCTGAAACGATCAGTGATTCTCTACTCTCCTTCATTGCCTATCCACGGCTGTAGCGCATTACCTATATGCTAGCATCACGTTTATTAATTTGGAAGTTTAAAAACTCCATAGATATGTTCAACATTTTTGAAATTATCTCCAAAATAAATAAGAGCACTACTCATACTTTTACTTTCAACTAAGACATGTAAGTCTTTTCCTTCTTCTCTATATCTAAAATGAAATTTATTCATGCGAATAATCTTAATTGATTCTCAGTAACAGGATCAGAATTCACTCTAGTTCCAATCACAAACAATCCATTTTTAACTCTATGCAATAGCCCTGACTTAACCATTCTAGACAAAATATCACCTACATGCTTTGTAGCATTACAGTAATAACTTCCTCCAATCAATTCAATCGCTTTAGACTTGGTTATTTCATTATTATTTCTAACCCAATCAAGAATTACACTTTGCTTATTTTTCATCTTGTAAATTTTAAAAACACCAAGCACCCTCCTTCATCGTCCACCACACAACCCCCATCTTCTACTTCATTTGTACTTGGTAATTAAACAACAATCATATCAATTAATATCTAACTCACTTCTAAACCTCCCACTAGATCGTAATCATCCGTAGAATCAATCAAGTCACGCTCAATTAAATAGTTCTTCAAATCATTTGCTCTTTCAGCTAAATCGTTGATTGGCCGGAAGCTAGATAATACTACATAAAACTCATTATCATCTCCTGTGTAAGCTCCTTGGCCCGTTTCAAAGTATCCATACCCGGAGCCTATTAAAACCTGATCAATATGCTCTAAAAAATCAAAATCATCATTATCTTGGTGTTCTTTTGGGTTTCTCACCATAAATCCAACCCCTGAATGTGCGTAATAATCTACTCCCATATTATTTTGTTTTTAGTTCTTTAATCCTTTTACGGTAATACTCAATCTTTTCTTTTATCTCTGGAATTGACAATTTCAAAGTAGTTTGTTTTGCTCTCACTTGAAGTTGTTCAAACCTGTCCTTTCCAATCCTATTTGGAAGCCTTAACGTATATTCAGCTAAATTCCCATGCTTATTTTTGTTGCAATTAAACCAACACTGCCCATGGATATTATCCTCATCAAATCGTACATTACCATAGCTTCCTACCGGAAAATAATGCCCTGCAGACATCGTATAACTTCCCGCTGCTGATCCGCAACTAACGCATGGCTTATCCTTGTCTCTAACTCGAATAAACTCATTAACCACCTTTTCAAGGTCCTTTAAATAATCTTTGTGAGTTTTAAGCCCCTCCTTCCTGATCTTCTTCTCTTTCTGCCAAGCTTTAGCGTTTTGCTTCTGAATATTTGAATGACCTAAAGAAATTGCACAGCTCGTTCCACATACTTTCTGAGTTGATCTATATGGCATAAATTCACTCCCACATACTGCGCATTTCTTCAGCCTTATCATCTTCATTTACAACCGCTTTATAGTAAAGTTACGAAATACAAAGTGATAAAACAATACACTATCTAACTTTTTTTATAGTTTTTACTAACAATTTTTATTTAATAATCTAACATTGAAATTTTGGACAAAAAAATACCCCTGTTAATGCAGGGGCTTTATTTTAAAACGATTCTTTTAACGTAGATATGGCCGACTTAATATCAAATCCGACTTTCAACATTTTAATAAAAGGTTTGTGTTGTTTTTGAGGGATCTCGATTATCAATAAATAGTTTTCTCTAAAGTCTTCTTCATCCGTATATCTTCTTGTTACTATTGCTAAAGGAGAAAACATAGATGATGTTTCAGAAAAAAATTTGGTTGCTTGTACAAAATCATGAAGAGAATGGTTAAGTTTATTTAAGCCAAGTTTATCTTTTGTATAAATTTTAATTTCTGTAGGATTTAATATGCTTGATTTAGTCACTTTTATACCTAAAAAAGTTAGGTCTTCTAAATCATCAAACTTTTGCAATTCTTCAGATTCCCTTTCTTTTATAAACTCATCAAAAATCCACTTCCCTAACATTATTTCTGTAGGTTCCAATTCTTGATTTTCTAATTCGTATTGTATTCTGTGACTAATCATAAGTTTTATTTTGGTAACGTTACTCTAATATTATTCAAGCTTTGAAAAATATGTATTTTCTTCTCTTTAGCCATTCGATACAAAAACTCGTTCCTTTCTTGTATGGGTAGGTCTTTCTGTTTCTTCCATATTTTCCATGGAGTAAAGATACTAAAAGAAAACCCAGTAAAACAATCCTATCAATCCAATAATACTCAGCCAGGTTGTAACTCCGATAATTATCATCTGCCTATCTTTGTGCTGAAAAAGCATACAGTCTTTAATAAATTCTTTCATGTTACGAATTTAGTTTTGTTGTTTGATTTTGTATTGTGGGTTTCCGTAATTAGTAAACTAAAAGTTTTCCGGTAATATCCTGGGTTATTGGATTCCACTTTCCACATGACTTACACTTATGCTTAATAAATCCATCTTGGGATTTTATCCACTTATTCCATATTTCATGGAAGTGAATTTCCATATTACAGTATTTGCAGCACATCTTTACAGTATTTCAAAATTCACATTTACTTTTAAACATTTCCAGCCATATCTCGTAGTTTCTTTCCATGTCATTGTTCCACCTTCTAGGAATTTAGAAATACAAGATTTTCTATCATAACTTAAAGTACTCGGAACTATGCCTCCGGTAGTATCCTGTATTACGTAATAATTTTTAAATGTTGGTTTCATAATTATACTATTTCAAATATTATACATTGTGATGGGTTGAAGGTCTTGGATTCGGCTCTTTCCCAATCTATCCGGTTTTTGTGACGTTTGCCAATATCTGATTCATCATCATTGAATTTCACCGGATTCTCTCCCCAATGGTAATTTTTAGATTCTATGGCGGAAATGAAGGATTCTATAGGACTAAGTAAAAGGCCTTCAGGATAAACCTTATAATCAACATAACCACTGTTACCATCCAGATCCATATACTTAGATTCCTCAACAAAATTTATGGCTATTTCTTCATTCAGATTAGAGCCTTTGCAGATGAATGTAAAATCACCCCTAATAATATCTGTTTGGTACTTTCCAAACAATTTTATAAAAATTCCTTCTTTTTTTATTTCAAACTCTGACTCTTTGTGTAATTCAACAATAAGGAGTCTTTTGTTTAGATCTAATTGTAACTGCTTCATGATTTAATTTTCTGAATTTGTTATTTTTATTGCCGTGAACTCTATCCATTCACCAAAATATTCTAAACCAAAGTTGCATGTATATCCAAACTTTTCACAAGTATTTTTTAGCAACTCTTTATTTTCAATTCTAACAGGAAATCCGTCATTTGTAATTACAGGTTCTCCTTTCTCGATTCGCCCATACAATCTGCCATATTCAACACCAGATGTAAAGCTTTGTGACTGATCAGGAAATTTTATAAATAATTCCATACTATTCTTTTATTGTTAGTTCTTTTCCTATCAAACTGAAGTATAAATTTTGTAATTGGTGGACGTATTTAATTTTTACATGGATCAATCCAAATGGTCCTGAAATTCCAACAGATGCAAATTTCTTAAATAGGATCACTGAAAATCTGTGTTGGTATCCAAAAATAAGTTCGTATCCTGTTTCAGTATTTTTGAAACTAAACTTAAGCAGCCATTCTTCTGTAAGCTCTATGGGTTCATAAGTGCTTTTACCATTATTATTTGCAATCAAATTAAAATCTGGTAATTCTAACTGAAATGGACTCCCGTTAATATTGATCCAGTTTCCTAAACGGAGTTGTTGTGGTGCTATCATGATTAATTATTTTGTTTGATAATTTTTTGTTTTAGTTTTTCAATTTTTTCAGTGTATCTGGAATCAAATAATTCATGAATACGATAACAATCATCATTAGATAGATGTTTGATATGAAGATTTATGTCCTCACTTAAATAATGGTCTATTTCTTGGTCGAAAGTATGCAGAACTCCTACACTAATCAAAGATCCACACTCTTCACAATTTAAAAAATCATCACGTTCAGGACTTCCTTCACAAAACATAACAATCTCTTTAGCTAATTTTACATTTTCATTCGAGCAGTTAATATCAAGTTCAGATCTATTTTTTTTAAGCATTCTATTAAAATGTTTTCTTGCTTTTTCTCTACAGTCTTCACAGTAACTTTCATGTCCATTAACTTCACCTAAATGTTCTCCATCCTTATCGAGTGCCATAGCATAGTATAAATCCATCTTAATTTCTTTCTGATAAAATTCATCATGCTTTTCTTCAATGTATTTAAAAATGAGTTCCATAATTCTTGTTTTAAAGTGCCACCCTAAGATGGCACGGGGTTAAAATCCATCGAATTCAGGCAGATCATCAATTTCTTTCTGAGTCATATAGATCACGCCAAAGTCAAGGCTTAAAGGATCTGCTTCTGTGCAATTTTCTTCTAATTCTACCTGAATGGTATCTATGATATTTTTAATATCTGGGTCAATAAGTTTTCCGTCACCCATTGATACTGTGTAGCATTTAATTTTTTCGTTTTCCATTGTATTATTTATTTATTGGTTAAAGTTGCTTTGTTGATAAACTGGTCTTCCGGAATTGAAAAAACATTGAGATGCCAGGATAATAATAACTGAGCTGTAGCATAAGTGAGAATATTTAGATCAGAACATATTCCTATTTCATCAATCTCATTTCCCTCTTCATAATCCCATTCCCATCCATTTATTTCGTAAATCCGTTTTATTGGTACAAACGTTTCGCCCTCATGCTCTATCTCTTTTGTTAGATAGGATAGATCGTAGAGAATAGGCTTTACTTCCTCGAGTCTAAATCCGTTTCCAATACCTCCGGAGGGCTTAAGATTTATTTCCGGCTCGTACTTGAGAGTTTCATCATTCCATTCGGTTGAAGCCCATATCGGGTACTCTGAAACAGTTTTGACATCTGTCATTAAGTACCTGCCATTATCTTTTGATGATATGAATTCCAGCCCATACGGCAGATAAGCTGAGTAAATTTTTAAAAGTTCTTCTTTTGTCATTGTTTTGTTTTTTTTAGATTATCGTTTACCCGATGTCAGGAAGACGTTATTTTTTAGTGGTATCCACTGTTAGTTCTTCTAGTGCTTTCATATCTACCATTCAATTTCGTTAACAATAAACTTCTTTTCACATTCCGGACACTTAACTTCAATTTCAGCGTCTTTACAGCCCCATTCATCTTGAAATGCTGCAATCATTATATCTGATTTTTCTACATCGTGATCCAGTGAATCATCTAATAAATCAAAGAATTCATCGCAATGAGGACAATTCACATATACTTCAATACTTATACTTGCTACTGTATTTTTCATTGTATTTTGTTTTCGGGGTTGATGATTGAGTCTTTGTCTACTGTCAGATTATCAGCTCCGGACTGAAAGTATTTCAATTGCTTGTTCGTTTTCCAATATCCATCATGGAAATCAAGTCTTGCATTCTCCGCTATTCTCTTCTGCTGTTCCTCCTGTACGAGATCGCAGGCAGCGAAAATGTGAAGATTTAATTCGTCCGTATTAGCTAAATTAATCTCAAATTCAAAAATAATTGCCTCCCAGTCTGCATATCCTTGACTCTTTGCATATTCATTGAATATTTCTATTTTTTCTAAATGGCTCATAATTTTAGTTTAGCTGGTTAATTTCAATAGAATTTTCAACCTCGTTTCCGAAAACATCCCATCCGGGACGAGGATTTCTTGCAAACATTTCTAAGCGTTTTCCGGCTGGTGAAACAGACTCTATTATTTCAGCGAAAACATCAGGCTTTTTAGAGTGGCAAGGGTAACCGTTTACATACGGTCGCTTGGCTTCAATCACTGATTCTGGTATAGTTCCGATTGCTTTTAGATTTCCTCTCCTGCAGAACAAAAGATATTCACTTGAAATTCTAACAACACCGCCTAAACCGCCGCCCATCTTTTTCTTTCTCCATGTAATGCAGGCAACATATTCAAAACCCCACGCTTTAATAACTTTTTCAACCTGTAATAAATACTTATTCGTAACCCATATGAAAAGAAAAGCGTCTTTATCAACTATACTTTTCACAGGAATATTTGCAATTTCGTCTACTGTCATGGTCTGATATGGCAATCCTGTAGTCTTAACTTCGTCGCTATTCCAGATCTGCTTTCCATCTACAACTTTGTAGGACTTTAGCTTTCTTCCAGCTTTTTGAATCCAAGGTGGATCTGCATAAATTATTTTATATTTCATTGTTATATATTTTAAATTTTGACATAAGACGGGTGCTTTGACGCTTTTGCATCAACTATTTTTGCACTTTAAATTGTTGTTGTTTTTCCCGGAAGAATACGGCCGGGGTTCCGTTTATTTTAGTAGCTCTGGATTGGAGTGAATGTTGCCGATTACTTCAAATAATTCAAGATCGTGTTTGCCTAAATAGTTATTAACTATTGGAAATGTAGCTTTACCATTAAATCGAAAGAAAAAGCCAGTAATATCACAAAGATTTATCGATACACCTTTTATTTCTCTTTGGACTGTTCCAAATTCACAAACAACAAGAACCGTTTCTCCGATTACGTTTTTCAATTGGATAATATCCCCCTCATATATCTCTTCTCCGTTTTTGTCTTTGAGACCACTAAATTGCATTAATTCACAAGTCTCACAGTGTTCTTTAAAAATTGTTATTACTGATTTTCCGGATTTATAACGAATTATTAATGATGGAAAGTATAAATCCATTGAGCATACTTCATGTATTTTGCTTTCAATAAAATTTCCTTCACCAATATTGTGATAATTTAACCCTAATTCATTTAGTTTTATTTTTACTTTAAATTTTATTTTTCTCATGATTGTTGTTTTATTTTGGTTAGTAAAGCTTCGGTTTCTCTCATTGCATCTTCTGTAGGTAATTTACCCTCGACACGTTTATTATAAAAATGAATTAAATGTAATAGTATCTCCTCCTCATAGTCGGGGACTTCTTCAAGCCAGTGGGTTATGCCTTTAAACCTTTCAAAATACATGCTTCTACAAGTCATGATTGATGGTCCATTAGCTATTACACAGAAGTAATCACCTTCTTTCTCCGGCAGCCGATCAGCGACTGATACTTTTTTGTATTTAGTTTTCATTAGTCTAAATATTTGTTTGTGATTTTTAGTTTTTCATAAAGCCTTTTAAGATCTCTCTTTTTGTACTTTAGAGTTTTGTTATTTGTGATGATACCAGAATTAATTCTGCTTTCTATCGTTTCAATTTCACAAATAATATTGATGTATTCTGGATTTTCTTTTCTGAAATAATCTTTCATTTTTTTTTAAATAAATTTGATTGAAATAAAACCCCGGCACAGTGGAACTTCTAAAACCAGAAGCCGGGGAAAACTAATAACCATGAAAGCCTTTTTTAAACTTGCTTAGGTTTTTTCATAAATTGAAAAGATTCTTTTCTGGAAATTTGCCAGTAAATCTATAATTTAAAATGTCTACCCATGTTTTAGACCCTTGATATTTGTTACCATTTTTATCAATAAACCATAAATCTTTATTAGCCTCAATAGCTTTTTTTATCCCATCGATATTTGTCGGTATTTCTCTATAGTCTTCATTAAATGATACTTCTTTGTGATAATAAATTGGTAATTCTGAATTGTCCCATGCTGAAATTATTTCAAGGTCTATGTCTTTGTGAGTAAGATTATGATAGTATGAAACCACTCGAATTCCTTGTTGATGGAATAAATGTCCTAGATAAGGCCTTTGTCTTTCAAAGTCAATATCTGTAATAAGGACCTTAAAACCTCCTTTGGTTTTGTATTCTTTTCCAATTTCAACATCCATTACTTTGCTATTTTAAAAGCTTTGAATTCTTCCTCAGACATTGCGGTTAATCTACTGTGAAGAGTATTATACAGTTCTGATTCATGTATTTTTTCAAGTAAGAACATCGCCTTGTAAGCTCTTTGTATTCTTGCTATTGAAAGCTTCTCATATCTTTGAAATCCAAGGCTATATACAGGCTCTTCTTTTGCTACAAACATCTGTAACATTTCCTTTACTGATTCAACTACTCCTGGAGTTACTTCATAAGTGGTGATAGTTCTTTCTACGTGATTGATCAATGTTTGATAAGTTGTTGTTTCCATGACATTGTAATTTTAATTGTTGTAAAAACTGAGCGAGCGAACCCACTCAGTATAAAACCATGTGACCGTTATAGGTGGTCAGCCTTAGGTTTAATTAAACCCATTCGGCCTCAACATTTGAATAAACCAATTCTATTTTTTCAGTACTGATAAATAGATGATGCTTGGTTTTCTTATTATTTACTAGCCATCTTTTGGCTGAGTTAACAATGTATTCTAAATCAGTTTGATAATCATCATAAGCGTTCTTGAAGTCTTCCAGCGATTCTTTTTCCTCTACTTCTATTGCGTAGTGGTCCATCAGCTCTTCTCTTGTCATTGACTCAAGCATTTCAGCTAATTCAGGTCTTCTTTCTTTTAATTTTTGAAAATTTTTCATGTTGTAATTTTTAATTGATATTCGATTTTGCTTTTACAAATGTAAAGGTTTTATTTTACATTACAAAATATTTTGTAAAGTTTTTTATTTACATTTTTACTATATTTGTAAAAGATTTATTTTACATTACATTTGCAGTATGGAATTAAGAGTTAAAGAAATTTGTAAAAAGAAGGGCATAACCCTACAAGAGCTTGCTGACATGTTAGGCATTTCAAGACAGGCTTTAGATTTAAGTATTAAAGGAAATTTTAAATCAGATCGAGTTCAGGAAATAGCTGATGCTTTAGAGGTTTCGCCTTTTGAACTTATTTCAGCTGATGATAATACATATCATTCATATGATCAGAACGGAGAATGGAGAGGGGTTTTAAAGAAAAACTAACCTTTACTCAAAAGCGACTCCTGGAACTTAATCACCCTCTGCTGCTGTTCTTCAGTTGAAGTCAAAAACGTGAATACAAAATCTTCTATTCCTATTTCTTTTTGATCAAAGTTTTCATTTCCGGTGAAGTGCTTATTGAGCTGTTTAAAAGCTGTGATCAGGTCAAATACTCCATCACGGGAATGAATAAGTCCTTTGTTTTTTAACATCTTGGTCCCGGTATCAATGATAGTAGTACCGATTGCACAGAAGCTTAACCATTTTTCGACATCATCCCTATCTTTTTCGCTGTAGTTTTGCGGACCCGTTAAAGGCTTTATCAGTGGTTTTTGTTTTACAGGTGCCGAGTTAATGAATGAAACTGACACCGGAATATTTGTTCTATTTTTTAATAATTTTGAGTAATTCATAATTTAAAATTTTCTTTTTCATAAGGGCTTAAATCACTTAGGTATGGAATCATCTGATCATCCATTGTTAATGCAAAGTCTTCAAAACTCCTACCCCTTGTTAGTGCCGCAGAAACGATACTTTGAAACTTACCATTCGGATCTTTCTGTATTCTTATCGCTGTTTCGCAAAGGTTCATCAAGTTTGTACCTAAATGCCCTCTTGGTTTAATAAATCCTGATGATGCGTTCTCATGAAGGACAACTAGAATATGAGTTTTGTATTTGCTTTTCATGTTCAACACCCACTCTGTTACTTCTGAACTTTCCTGGGCACTATTGAAATCTCCAACGAAGTGAACAATGTTGTCAAGTATTACCAATCCACAATCCGGATTTTGCATTAAAAAGTCTTCAACAATTTTTTTCTTTTGGTCTTTATTCAAAGTCGAAATACAGAAATAATTAATCGCTTGTTGTGTCATATTCCAGATTATTCTTGTTGATCTTAGACAATGGAATCTAGATTGTTCGGTATCAAAAACAGCTATATTGTTGCTGTAATAATTTGAAAACATCTTATCGTTTTCTCCAGATAAAACCGTTTGGCAAATAGATCTTATCAACGCTGATTTTCTTGATTTTGCAGGACCGAAAATCATTGAAACATTGTCTTCAGTGAATATTGGAATTTTACGACCAGATTCTTTAATTGATAATATCGGTGTTGGTTCTGGAATATCTTCATCAGGACTCACCAAGTAATCATTCAAATTGATAATTTCTGCTGGCTTTTCAACCTGTCCAATAGGTTTTAATTCCTCAATCATAACCTACTGCTTAATGGTTCAATTTTCATGAATTTAGCGAATCCTTGGTCAAGCTTTTTAAACATTGGAAAATTATCTTTAGCATAAGCAATGGCTTTGTTTACCAGTTCTTCTACCTGCTCAAAAGTGATCCTGTCTTCTTTTTTAATCGGGATCATTTCCTGTTTAGTTACCTTAAGATGCGAAAGGTTATCTTTCTGCTCCCATTCCTGCTCTGAATACATTTCCTTCATGTATAAATCCCGGTCTTTCGGTATTCTCTCATATTCCTGATAAATCCAAAGTTCATCAGCAATCATCTGAATGATCTGTTGTTTAGGATTAATTCTGCTGGATAGATTGTTCAGTATAACACTCGCCTCCGGCATGCCTAACGGAAATCTAATTTCATCTTCGTTTTTCTCTTGTAGAAAAGCTTTGTTTTTAATATTTTGGACTTTATACGCAGACAAAAGGTAAAATAAAATCAACGCGTCCTCAAGTTCAGTATTTCTGCATTTTGTATTCTCTTCTTTTATCAACGCATTTAAGGCGTCAATATCGTTCTGATTTACCTTAATCGAACCAGAACCATTCAAAGCGTATTCAAATCGATTTTTGAGGTGTCTAATAGCTTTCATTTGTTGAATTTTTTAATTGTGTCCTGTACGAGTCTTGAAAAATCTTGATCTTTTGCTATTTTGTTGTTTACGTGACTGATTATTTTATCCAGGTAGTAAACTTCGTCTTTGTCCTTCTTTCGGAATACTGAAACCGACTTTACAGTCTTGAACCAGAAATCATCAAATCCGGATTCTTTACCTGCACATTTCTGAAAGTAGCAGTAAATGCCTATCAGCTTATCTGGTTTTTGCTTATCCACTTCAACAATCAACCTAATTGCCTCGTACCATTTTGAGATTTTAGCATCTGTCAAAGTTTTTTGATTTGGATTTTCCTTATTCCACATTTCCCAAAACTTGTAAGCCAGAAACAAATACTTTTTCTCAAATTCAAATTTTTTATAGAGTGCGGGGAAATCATCGATTTTCACAAAAGAATAATTATATAGATTATTAATACTGTTAGTAGTAATTATATTATTATTCTCTTTCTCTTTATAAGGTGGGTTGTTTTGGGTTGTTTTTTTGGGTTGTTTGGGTTGTTTTTCATCTTCACTTTTATTTTTTTTAGCATTATTATTACCTTCAGGAGCTCCTCCTTTCTTCCCATTTTCCCTATTTGCTGTTGCTTTTTTTAGTCTCTTATTAACACTGTCGCAGGTTAATTGGTCACCTTCTTTGACCATTAAATCGGTAATTTTTAACCAGACATCTTCCCTAATAGTTGTGGATAAACGACGCTCAACTTTAATCTTTTCGTTTAATACGTAGCCTGAATTGTCATACATCATAAACAACAATTCCAAGTAAATATATCTTTCAAAGGGATTCAAAGTATAGAACGAATCGCTGGTCCACCAATCTTTAGGATAAAATGTAAATCCTAATTGTGCCATATCGTTTCATTAAAACTTAAGTTAATTCAATTCGTACCCATGCTAAAACATCACTAATGCATGGTAGTTTTTTTTAGAGCTTATCAATAGCTCTTTGGATTCTAAATCTTTCAACTTCTTCAGGCTTGAAGAACATTCTGTTGCCTATTTTTTCAGCGGAAACTTTTCCCGTTCTTCGATGTTGTTGAAGATTCATTACAGAAATTTTAAGTACTTCTGCTGCCTGTCTTGTTGATAAAAGACCATTAAATAGTTTTTCTGACTTATCATCAGGCTTAACCTTTCTTTTGCTTTCCAACTCAATTGTGTACTGGCATTCACCTTTTTTAGCAAACCGTACTGGCCTTTTGAGTTCTTTAGCATAAGCTAGCATTACATTTCCCTTTATGCGTTCGAGTTTGTTTTCGGCAATAGAACCGGGAATATCAACTGAAGACAACATTTTTTTCTTTAATTCATTTAGAACTTTATTAACATGTCTTTTGGGGAAAGCAACATCTAAGGCGAATTCTAAATCTGATTTTGGTTTTGTAATTTCAGGGTTTCGTTCAGGGTCATGTGTAAAATCATAAGCCATTAAATATCCCATTGAATTTGCTAGTCTATTTGTTTGTTCTTGTCTTGGATTTTTCATTGGAATAAAGTGTTTTGTTGGTGAAGTTGTTCTGGTGAAAATAAACTTTGATTAAATGCAATGTGTCTCTTAATTCTTTCAATTGATGCGTTATAGTAATCCGTATCAAGTTCGCATGCCGTCAATTCGAAACCGTAATCGTGGCAAGCTATTGCAATACTACCTGAACCAAAGTGAGTGTCTAGAATCTTATCTCCTGGATTAGCATACATTTTCAAAAGCCATTCATAGAGCTCAATTGGCTTTTGTGTTGGATGAATCTTATTTCTATTTTTCCTTACACTAAATCTAAAAATCTTAGAAGGCTTATCCAATGACGACCAAGCCATTTCTGCCATTGAAAAATTATTTAATGTTTCAGGTTGATTTTTGTCCCAAATAACAAAGCCTTTGTTATATTCACTTCTTAACCAAAGCTGTCCAAAGTAATTTCCTCCCCAAATGATTTGATTTTTTGAGACTCGAAACAACTCATTGAAATACTCTTCATTTGGCTTTACATCCCATTGACTATATTCATCCATATTAAATTTATAATCCCCCCCCCTTTTGGTTTTATTTAAAATACCATAGGGAGGGTCAACAATTGCCAAATCAAAATAGCCGTCTGGATAACGAGCCATTAGGTCCATATTATCTTCGTTTGTTACTGTTATTTTTTCTGTTATCTTCATAGGTTTTCTTTTTGTCGTTTTCGATTCGGATTAATCTCTTTTCATTCCACTTAAATAGTCCGTTGCTGTCACGGCCAATCCACATTCCGTCTTTTTCTTTCATGCTGCTTTATTTTTATTCTCAGCTTTTATTTTTTGCAATAATTCGATATGACTTTCTTTTGTTAAAAGAAGGATTCCGGATAAATCTCTGTATAGATGCAATACCTTATCGTAGATTATATACCTATGCAAAAGACTATGATCTGAAATAGAAAGCTCAATTACGTCCTTTGCGAAATCTCTATTGTAATTCCAGTGATATAGTTGATTACCTTTCTTGCGTGGAATTCTTTGAGAAATATTTTTAGCTATTTGCTTCTCTGGAAATTTCAGTTTATAGGTTAAAATAGCTTTCTTCTTGTTTGCTTTAATTGGCTTTCTTTCTTTATAATTTAGCCTAACGTATTTTTCTCTTCCTCTTCTTCTTTCTTTCTCCAACCAATCACTATTTTCTGATAATTGACTTAATCTTTTTATCGAATATCGTCTCTTACATTCTTTGCACTGATTTAAATAGCCATCCAACATCTTAGGATGTTTGTAAAACTCATTCAAAGGCTTTGATTTATTACAAATTTTGCAAGTTTTCATATCCTAGAAAGGCAAATTATCATCATCCGAACCCGGAACCAAGTTTTTAACATCGTTTTCAAACTCAAACTCCTTTCCTGAACCCATGTAAACCTTTTCTTCTCTGGTTTCTCTTTCTTCTTTTGTCTGTTGGATGTACACCGTATGAGTGTTTCCGTATTGATCTGTTTCTTTTCTTTCAGCCACGTTAATATTTAGATATTTACCTTTTTCGCCTACTACGATTTTTGTTTTGTCGATTTTGTCTAATTCAAGACGCACATTGATAATTTTGCTCATTTTTATTTGTTTTTAAATTAATTGTAAGTGTGTTGCTAATGTTGTGTTAAGTGAGTTTAGATATTCTCTTGCCATGATAATCATGGCTTTCATTTGGGCAATTACCTTTTCATCTCGGTAAATGATAAATTCTTTTATTCTTGCTTCTTTGGGAATATCAGCATAAGTCATGTTGTTGGTTATTTCCTGATCCAAATCTTCCGGAAGACCATCTATGAATCCTAGTTTCCATCCAGTTTTTCTTTTCTCATCAAGGATTAATTCGTCTGGCGTATCAACAAGACCATAAACTAATTTTGCTTTTTTTACGTTTGGCCTTAGATCCATGTATGCCTGTAGCTGATATTCATAATCTTCATTCGGCACGTCATCTTTAAAAAGAGGGAATGTTTCATAATCCCATGAGCTTTTAAAGTCTATTATTTCGTCATCCTCTTCAATATCCATTTCTCCTGAAAAGAAGTCGTTTTCATATCGAACCTCATTCTTAATTAAAAAAGTCCCTCTTACTTCATTGTACTGATTGATATTTTCCTCTTCAACAGATATTCCTTTTGCCAGATACTTACTTTGAATATCTTTTTTCCTATTGAAAACCTTTTCCTTAAAAATTGTGTCTAGATATGTTTTTGCTCCATCAGATAATTCAGGTTTTGCATCTCTCTTTTTAATCAAGTCCCCAAGTGTAACTATTTGCTTATCTGTAATTTTTCCAGAATAAATTTTTTCCATTAATCCCACCAACGTTTCGGACTGATTTTGCGTTAAAGGCTTTGGGAGTCCTTTCATTATTTTGCCAATAGCATGAGGGCGGAACTTATAATTTGAAAAATCATGCACTCTTAACATTTTCTAATTCTTTTTTACGTTCAGTTACTAATACTTTGTATCTCTGCTGCTGTTCTTTTGACATTTTACCGAATAACTTGCCAAGCTCTGAAACTTCTTTGCATGCATTGATTTCGTTTGTCAAATCACTATCAATTATTGGCTGTTTCTTTACGATTCTAACACCTCCTACAACATCACCTTTCATCTTTACTGTTGAATCAATAAATAATTCGATTAATAATCCCTTCCAATCTTCTACGAATGACGAACCAGAGAACCCTTTTAATACTGCAGCGTTTGTTGCATTTAATACCAGTGGCTTAATGTTTTCTTCAAAATATGCGATATTGAAGTTTCCTTTTTTTCCCGCTACACTTACCCCCAGCTCCTGTTTAACTTCCCGTATTTTGAAAACAAGCCTTCTACCATCTTCCAGATAGTCTTCAAGATCTGCCACTCCCAGGTGATCAGACTTGTAAACTTTTCTGAAGTGCGTTTTAGATTGTTTTTCCATTTTAATTAATTGTTTTAGTGTACACGGCATATGATTTACTGCCGATCTTTTTTGATGATGTTTGAAATATTTTTTGCTTTGCTTTAAGCTCGCTGAATCGTCCAGAAATTGTGTGAATCGGAACTCCTAGTATGTTTGCGATGTCTAAGGTTGAATTAATCCCATCCACATGTTCATATACTTTCTGTTGCATTGTTGGAATTGTCTCCTTTACCTGTTTGAATGCCAGTTTGGAATTTGCGTTATTCCGCCCCCGGCTGTAGTCTTGAATATCCATATCTTCATTTTTTTATTTTACTCAAATTGAAACATCTGGTCTTCCTGAATGATAGTGGTTGTAAAAGGAAATTTTTCTTTAGGTACTTGTTCAATCATGTCCATTAAAGTTTTTGATCCAGTGAATACAATCTCTTTTTCATCCTTTCGACTTATCTGCAATGTCAAATATTTTGTTCCAGGCTTTTTTTCGGAATCTTTTATTTTGTAATCATGAACAGTAATTTCAGTGTTCAAAATTTTATTTATCCGAACTTTATCACCTATAAAAGAAATTGACATTGGTTTTATATTAAATTCTTTAAATCGGTTCATTTTTCAGTAATTTTTTAAGTAAATTTTTAGAATTACAATGTTTTGCCCATCCATAATAAGAGGCGATTGATTCTCTTTTAGGATTTTTTTTGAGCATTTTTGCAAATCGTTTTTTTATTGTTTTTCTTAGCAAGGTGTGAGTGTGGTAATGTTTATATCCAACGAAGTCAATTCCTCTTTTTTCTACTGGAAATATTTGCCAGTTGCTCTTTACTTCAAGTTTCAAATTATGTTCAAAATAATATTTGATTAGATTTAAAATTTGATGAAGCAATTCTTTATTATCAGTAAGTATTACTATATCATCAGCATATCTGAAATAGAATTTAACTTTTAAATTTTCTTTAATCCAATGATCGAAATATGTTAGATAAAAATTTGCAAAATATTGACTTAAGTAATTTCCAATAGGCAATCCGGGTGCTGAATCAATAATTTCATCCAAAAGCCACAGGAGATCCTTGTCCTTTATTTTCTTTCTTAATAATTCTTTTAGAATACCATGATCAACACTTGGATAAAACTTTTTAATATCTAATTTTAAACAGTATTCTGTTTCTTGAACATTCTTTAAAGCTTTTCTAAGATTAAATGAAGCTTTATGAATTCCCCTGCCTTTAATGCAGCTATATGAATCTGTAGTAAAAGCTTTCATAAAAATCGGTTCCAAAATATTCATGATTGCATGATGGGTTATCCGATCTGGGAAATATGGTAATCTATAAACCTCTCTTTCTTTCGATTCATAAATCTTGAAAATATCATAAGTTGACGTTTGGTAAGTTTTATCAATTAACATTTTATGAAGTTTCCAAATGTTACTTTCCGGGTTTTGATTATGTTTAAGAACGCCATACTGTCTAGATTTTCCTTTTTGCGCCTTGCCATCTGCAATACTTAAATTTTCTAAACTGATTATTTGATGATATAAACCTCCTATTCTTTTCATATCCTTTGCTTTTAAAAAAGTCATTTTCGTAATTACTACCAATGCCTTTTAAATTTTGTGATTTTTTACCTAGAGGTACGGTATGCGATGTTTTTATTTCTTTACAATTGCGGGAGCTGACATTCGAATTCGTATTCCAATTATCGTAGTCGTTGTACGAAAACTCTGAACCTGAAGAAGAACTACAACCACAACATCACACAACCTTATTTTTTTTATAACAAGAAATATTCTTTATAAAGTTCAACGAATGCTTCTCCAACATATCTGGCTAATTCTCTACTTTTAAAGCAAAGGCGGGAGCCGACAGACGAATACGAATGCCAAAAATCGTAGACGCAGAACGAAAACCCCGAACCCGAAGAAGAACCTTCCATATCGAAATAAGGGTAATATTTATATTCATCATAGTTATCCCAATTTGGTTTCCATCCTTCGTTTATAGCTTCAGCTATGATCACAAGCTTATAATGTGCTTCTATTGCTTTTTGTTGATTTTCAGGTAACATTTCTACACGAGGAAGAACAGCATCAATTCCTAATAATTGACAAGCATCTTCAAAACTTTTGATTTTCTCTGTGATTTTCATATTTAAATGTTTAGATAGTCATGTATTTTTTATAGATCTCTGTAAACTGTTTCCCTGCATATTCTGCAAGCTCTCTACTTTTAAAGCAAAGGCGGGAGCCGACAGCCGAAAACGTACGCCAAGAATCGTAGCCGCAGAACGAAAACCCCGAACCCGAAGAAGAACCCATTCTAAACCAAGGAAAGTATTTATTCTCTCTTGAATTTGACCAATCAGGAATCCATCCCTCATTTAAAGCTTTTACAATTAGCTTTATCTGACGATATGCAATTTCATCTTCTTCTAATCCTTCAGTACCTTCAGTAAAATCATCTGCATCAATTCTAAGCTCTTCCAATACATCATAAAAATCCTTAACGCGTTCTTTAATATTTTTTGGTTTTTCTTTAAATGACACGACTCCAGTAGTTGTATCAAATTTTGCAATTTCGTACCCTTTTGGGATTTCAATTTTTAATGTTTCCATTTATTGTAGTTTTATTATTGATTTGATTGTTTAACTTTTTGTTTTTTGAATGGTTCGATCCCGATTTGAACGAATCCCTTTTTTTTGAAATAATTCACGTACTCAACTTTTCCGTAAACTTTTTTCCCATCAATCCAGAAGTACATTTTATTTGTTAAATCCGGACATCCCATTTTTCGATATAGATCGTCAGGAATTAGTCTCTTTTTCATGATTCTGAAGATTGTTTAACTTTTGATTTGATGTTTCGTTCGATTTGAACCGATACTGTTTTGAATCCTTTTTCAATACTGAAGATCTTTCCGTATATCTTTTTCTTTTTGCCATCCTTGCCTCGTCTTGTAGCGTAAGAAGTTTCTCCTAGTTCTTGATAGCTTAATCTTTCATCCCAAAACCATCGATCATATGTTTGTTCGATTAATTGTGTTGGCATTTTATTGAATTAAATCGTTGAATTCTTTATCTCTTTGTTTTTGTGACTTACCTTCAATTACGGCAGGACGGTCAAATACTGGCGCTTTCCAGAATGCTGACATTTCTCTTTCAGAAGCGCATCTATTAAATATCCTATCTAATTCGTTAAATGATATTTCATTTTTGAAGTACTTTTCTCTAGCTTCTTTAAGCTCTCTTTCATTTTCAAAAATTTTATATTCTTTGATGAACTCGTTTAAGGCTGATATTTCAAGATCTGAAAGTTTATCGTGCCCAAGGCGTTTGTGGTTAACATAGAAAACACCGCCAACGTTTTCTATTATTACTGTTACTTTCATGGTTATGATTTTTTAAGTGTCCAGTATTCGTTGATTAGTTCCTGATTAAACATTACCGCAAAGGGATTCAAGTTTATCACAGCGGTTTTCAGCCTTTCCAACCAAAGAGGGTCTTTAATCCCTACCGGCTCAGTAACAATTTGTTTTCTTTCGGTAATTGGCTTTTGTAGGTAGTCTGTTAGGTTCATGATTATTGTCTTTTAAGTAAGTATTCTATTAAGTATATGAACTGCTGTAGAAACCAGCATTTGATTAAAAATAAAGCTTTCATGATGCGAGTATTAAAAAGTTAGAACTGTTTTCTGAAAAGCTTATACCGGAGTTCTTGAAAAGATTAATATTGTGCATTCCATCAACTGCTCTACTTCTCCAATAGCTTACGTGGTGCATTTGGCCTCCTTTACTCCCTTTGCGATAAGATGAAAACCACCTTGCAATCATTCTCTTTATTCTCTTATATCCCGGATTAGATTTTAAAACCATTCCCGAAACTTGTCCCAGTTCATTAATAATATGAAACTGCCCTCTTGTTACATGAATCCTTTCCCCATCTTCCAACAATACAAACCCATGTACTCTTTCTCTGTTAGTTCTGTAATCAAGCATTTTGTAAAACTTAAAGTCCTTGATCTTTTTCCCTAAAATTGTTTTTTGTACTTTTGCCATGATGTAGTGATTTTAATTACTATTTCGTTTTTGCCGAGTCACCTTTGCCGAGGTGGCTCATTTTTTTGCAAAATATTTTTCTTTGAAATCCTTGAATGATTTTGAGTTTTTTAAGAAGCTTGAATATTCCTGCTCAATTTCCCTTTTCGTCTTTTTCCTATTTTTTAAACGGCTCAAAATCTTTTTACATAATTCCTCTCTTGTTTCAGAAGGAAGCTTTAGTAAATAATCTTCTGCTATTTGGTAGTCTAGGTTCATGATTGAAATATTTGTTTATCTTTCCAGCCAGTGTGCTTTTTAATTGCATTTACTGCGAAATAATTTGAAACTTTATCTGATTCTCTGTAAGCCCAGTTTGTAACTGTAGACTCCCTATTCCCCGTTTCATCTGCTATCTTCTTTAATAAATTGTAATCATCTAGAATCATTCTAAATACTTCACCTTTTATTTTTCGGGGTTTTAGTATATTTGCTTGACTTTTCATTTTGTTCTATCATTTTGATATAGCAAATATACAACCTTTTTGGTTGTTTGCAAATAATAATACAACTATTTTAGTTGTTTTAGATTAAGTTGTTGATTTTCAGGTGGTTTATTTTTGTTGGAAAAATATTTATAAAATAAAACCGTAAAACCCCTGAATTTAAAAGATCATATTTGACATACATTTGCAAGTGAAATTTTAATAATGAGACAAAGAATCATTATAAAACATACAAATGGAAGACAAAAACAAAAACAACCTTATTAGTTGTTATCTTAAGGATTTTTTTAAAGAAAAAAACATTTCTCAAAAAGAAATTCAAGATGGTTTAAATGTTTCGCAGCAATATGTTTCTGGTATTTTGAATGGGAAAAAGAGTATCGGAAAGAAATTAGCTGATAAATTATACGAACTATATGGCGTAGATAAAAATATTTTATTAACTGGTGATTTTCCAGAAAATAAAAACCTCGATTATAATTTAAAAAGCATAAAAAATAAGCCACATGATGAACAGATGGCTATACTCCATAAGGATATATTGGATTTAAAGAAAGAAAATGAAGAACTGAAAGACATGGTTGATGATCTAACTCTTAAAATAGAAATTTCGCTAGCCCCAATTTTAAGACATTTTAAATTAAAAGCTGATACAAAGGAAAAGCAAAAGGATAGTTCTTCTAATTAAACCCTATACGTGCAACTTGAATACCGAGCCTGAATTTATTCAGGTCTATTTTTAATGAAATTGATTCCACTAAAATAATTTTTTGCTCATCATTAATATTAGAATACCTTACCTGTCTTAATAGAAGGTAATTATTATCTATGTATTCTCTATAATCAATTAGGCCAAGATCGTAATAGTCTTCATTCCTATAATGAAGCTGCCTAATAAATTTGCGTTGCTCTTTATTTATTTTTTGCATCTCTATTTATTTGGCGATTTCGTTCTCTTTCTATAGTATTATATTGAATTTCTAATTCGAGTTTCAAATTACTTATATGTCGCACTAATCTGTGTATAATGTAAGCTCCTGGAATCATCATTAATATAATTCCGATCCTATGTGGCCATTCAGGTTCTAATTTAATACCCCAAACAAACTGAAATAAATACAAGGAGGAGCAATATATTGTAGCAAACAAAGGAAAGAAAAAAGTTAATTTGTATGCATTCATGAATTGACCAATTAATACCGATAGAGTTGTGTAATAAATAGATAAAAGCCAGTAATCATTTCTTAGATAACCACCTATTGTATTTTCATAAGTTGCAAACGCTGGGTTAATCCAAACTATTATATTATCAAGAAACGGCAAAAAACCCGATAATATAACTATTATCGAGCCTATAATTTTCCAAATTAAGTATTTGTTGTTACCTTTTTGGCGGTGTGATTGTTGTTGGATCTCCTCCATCTACTGGGTCAAGATTTGTATCCGGATCATCTGCCATAGTTGCATTACCACTTTTCACAATGATAGTATCACTCACTGTTTGCGGTTCAGCATCACGACTTTCTATTCCAGATTTGTTTAACTTAATTTTCGTTTGGTTACTGTTTTTGACCTTTTCAATCGCCTCTTGTCTTGCTTCATCGTCTCGGTCATTTGAACATGAGTTAATTAAAATAACGGCAGCAACTCCTGCAATAATTAGTTTTAGTGTTTTCAT